CAGGTCTGAAGGGGAAAGGGTGTGGCTTAGCTAGTGCGGAGGCCGCTTTCGCTGGTCAGCTCGGCCGTGGCCATGCCGTGATGAAAGAGGTTTCGCGTGCTGGGTACGGGTTGGCTGGCCAGTGCCGGGGTGCGAACAAGGGCCATCAAGTCGGCAATGGTAAAAACGCGCTTGCGGCCGCTTACGGGATCGTGCACAAATACGGCAAACGCGGTGGTGCGCGTCAGGTCGACATATTCGCGCCGGCAACGCGATTCGATCTCGCCGATAGCCTGCAACGCTGCATCCTCGGCTGTGCTGGCAGAAACGCCGGCGGAATTGATCAGGTAAGTGACGCAGCGCTCAACTAACAGGCGCCGGTCATGTTCAAGGTGCTGCGCCTGATGCTGTGCGATGAAAGTCATCGCCAGCGGATACAGATCAGGTGTGGTTGTCATGCTGGCCTCGCTGGCAAGGTAATTACAGAGTCAGTTCAAGCTGCTTCATGATGCGTTCGCGCACGTGTGGCGAGAACGGAATCCGGACAGCCGGGTTGGGTTTCGCTGACGGGGACAGCGTGCGTACAATTTCAAGGTTAGCGACGTAGGTATGCCCGCATTCCGGGTCCTGACACATATAGGTCAGCTCGCGCAGCGTGCCCGACATTGCGCGGCTGGTGCGGGCTTTGGGTCGTGTTCCACAATGCGGACAGCAAATGGTGATTCTCATAGGCTCAGGCTCCTGGGACAAAGGCACGCCACCCCGGCGTGCGCCCCGACCTCGTCGTTACGCAATGATTTGGCGCGTTCCGCGGGCCGATGCTTAACGAATGAATCCAAGCAACGAAACCTTTCAAACGCATACAGATAATTACAATGCGTAAGAATATAATGGCACGATTGTGCATCTGTCAATAAATTGCTATCCAAATGACTACTTCAGCGGAACGGCTCAAGGAAGAACGACTACGCGTGGGCATGAGCCAGGAGCAGCTCGCGCAGGCCGTTGGCATGTCCAAGGGTACGCAGACTCACTACGAAACGGGCAAACGCATGCCCGACTTGGCCTATCTCGCTGCTGTTCACGAACTGGGACTGGACGCCGCCTACATCGTTACCGGCCAGCTCGCAGAAGCCGGCATCCCGGAAGACGAACAGCAATTTCTGTGCGTATTTCGCAAACTTGATCGTCGGGGCCGCACATGCGTGATGGGTGCCATGCTCGGGTATCTCGAAGGCTGAATCACATTCATCAGCCACCTTTGCGAAAGTGCGAGCGGTGCCGGTCGCTCGTCGGATCGGCGCGCGTCTCTAGATCAAGTTCGCACGTGTAACCGCCGTCCGCTAGCTCGTGCCGCACCCTTTTCAAAAGCCATGACTCGGCATCGATATCGGGCTTAAAGCCATTCAGATAAACGGGCAATTCGGGGTATAGGTCGGGCCGGCCGAGCGCGAGCATGTAACTCATGGTTGCCTGACTGCGTTGCGTGCGGTTCAGCTCGGCCGTTGCCGCCGCGCTCGCGTCGGCTTCTGTCGGGTAGGTTTCGGGTAGTACCTTGATGCTGTGATTGTTATCGCCGCCCACGACGACAGACTTGCGCCTGGCGCGGCCGGTCGCGTGATAGAACGCGCGCACGCCCGCATAGTTCTCGCGTTCCGATACGTGATAGCGATGCCGGTCGCCATCCTTGCGCGTCAGCTCGATCGACGTGAGCGGCTTGCCGCTCGCAGTCGTGCCGTGCCCGATCGGCATGAAAAGCAAGTGAGTGTCTTTCACGTTCATTACGGCGTCGTAACGCTTCGCGAGGCGTGTGAGAAACGACATATCCGACTCGTGCGTCTGATCGATGTGCGCGATCACGACTTTTGCGAGCGCGTCGGCGACGGCCGCTTTCAGGTCGTGCGCGCCGGCGATCTTGCGCACGATCGCGCCGATCGATTCGCCGTGCCAGCTCTTTTCCTTTCGCTCGCTCATGGCGTTCGTCATTGAGGCCGATCGTGCCTGAATGGTGAGCGTATCCGGGACGCCGGCGTGTTCGACCTCGTTGATGGTGAAAGAACCCTTTTCGACGAGGCCGGTGTCTTCCCATCCGAACGCCACGCGCACGAGTTCGCCGCGTTTGGGGATCGCGAGCTTTCCATCGGAGTCGTCGAGCACGAGCATTAGCGTATCGGCTTCGTCCGATCGCGACTCGTCGAGCGACAGGCTCACGAGGCGCGGCGAAATCCTGCTCGTGAGGTCTTTGCCGTTGAGCGTGACCTGATAGATCGGCGTCGGTTGCTTCATTGCGCTTTGTCCTTCGCCGGTCCGGTTTTCGTTCTCACGAGGCCATCGTCGACGCGCGTGAGGCTCAACGTGAATTCGACGCGCCTCGGTGTGCCGTCCTTCTGGTGAAGCGTTTGCCCTTCGTCGAGGCCTTCGATTACAAACGCGCCGTACACCTTGCCCGCGCCGTCGACGAGCGCATAGGCGTCGCCATCGTCGCCCATCGTGCGCAGCTCGGTAAGCGACGCTAGCTTGCCGATACCTTGATCGGGCGCAAACCAGCCCGTCAGCGTGATCGTGTCATCGCCGGGGCCGGTGAATTGCCGTGCGTTGCGCCCGCCGATGCGCGACGTGCTCGCGTGCTTCCAGCTCGTGCGCCGTTGCAGCTCCTGATAGGCAAGGGTCGACAGGCTGAAAACGAATTGCCCTAGCGACATCATCATCGTTTCTTTCTCCGTCAATCGGACAGGCGCGAGCTAACGCGCGAGGCCTTCCTGCGATCGATATCCGCGAGCACGAGGCGCACCTGATTCGCGATTTCCTTTGGATCGGCGCCGGTGATCTGGAACACGTATTGATCGGCGGCCGCCGATGCCGCGCCGGCCGCCGCGTTGGCCCCGTTCGCGGCCGCCTGGCGGGCTTGCAGGGCAGGGCGGGCATCAAACGCTACGCCGGGGCCGCCGGCCGCCTGTGCAGCGAAAGAAGTCGCTGCGAGCGCTGCGATTCCGACCGCCGCTTTCGCGATGCGGCCTTGCTCGGCTTCCATGCCGATCGCCGCGCCCTGGGTGATGAACCCGCCCAGCTCGCCGAACACGCGCGACGGGCTATGAATGCCGAGCTTTTCCTTGAACCATCCAACGGTCGAGCTGGCAACGTTCATCACGGCATCTTTGACGGCTCCGAGGCCTCCGGTGATGCCGTTGACGAGGCCGGTAATGATGTTCGAGCCGAACCCTGAAAACTGCGACACGAGCGAGCCGAACCAGCCCGCGACAGCGGCAAAGGTCGATTTGATGTCATCCCATAGGCCGCTAAAAAAGCCTTTGATCGGCTCCCAATATTGATAGATCAGATACGCGCCGAGCGCGATCGCGGTAATCGCAAGGCCGATCGGGTTCGCGAGCAATGCGCGGCCGACGAACATCGCGACACTCGCGAGCATGCGAAGTGCGGCCATTGGTGCGCCGAGCATGCGCGCAAGGATGCCGCCTTGCATGCCGAGGGTCGTCAGACTGAATCTGACGAGAGCGATCGGGCCGAGCACGCCGGCGAGCGCGATCGCAAACATGCCACTGCCGACGAGCATCGCGGCGAGCGCGGCGAGCGTCACGAGCACGACTTGCGCGGCCGTGCTGTGCTCTTTCATAAAGCCGGTGACGCGATCGAGCAAGCCGGCCGTGAGCGACAGGCCGGCGTTATAGATCGGGGAAACCTTCTGGCCGATTTCGAGCTTGAGGTCGCGGATCTTCGCGAGCGCTTCGAGTTCGCGGCCTTGCGTCATGTCGTGCGCTTTCGCCGCCCCTTCTTCGATGCCGTCAGCGCCGGCGTTGAGCCGTTCGTTTTTGTGGATTTGATCGCGCTGCATGTACATCGTCGTAAAGAGGTTTGCAGCGGTGCGATTGGTGAAAATCGTTGCGATCGTGTCTTTGATCTTGTCGGGGTCGGTGACGCCTTTCGCGGCCAGCTTCGGCAGTAGTACCTTTTCCATCCATTCGAGCGGCGAGGCCTTGAGAATGTCGCCACCCATCAGCGCGCCCGTTTTGAAGTGGTTTACCTGCCCCATCTTGTTGTATTCAACGCCGCCTTTCGAGATTAGGCCGAGGTCGACGAGTTGGCGCGCGGCCTTTACGGTCGTCTTGCCCTGGTAGACGTTGTTATAGGCCGACATGAGGCCCGTGCCGACCGCGTGCCCGCCCATTTCCTGAATAAGCGGCTCCATCTGATAGAAAAACGCGTCTTTGCGCATCTGCTTTGCCGCGACGCCGCCCGTCTGAATGAACTGCATCCATTGATCGCCGCCGACACGGCCGCCGGTCGCGGTAATCACCTTTTGAACCATGTTCGCTTCGTCTTTGAACGTTGCTTCGTCTTTCGTGCCGCCGCGCAGCTCGATCACTTTCAGCATGTTCATAAACTTTTCTTCGTTCGCGTGCCCGTCCTCCGCGCCGAACAGTGCCTCGTTCGTGAATTTCATTTTCGCGAGCGTCGGCATCACCATCTGAGCATGATGCTCGTCGGCAAAGATGGTGAGCGAGTCGCGCATGAGCGTCAGATTGTCCGTTGTGCTCGTGCCCATCTGTTTCATGGCCTTTGCATACTTCACGGCGTCTGCGGTCGCGTGATCGCCGAGGCCGAGCGCCTTGATGCGCACGGCTTCGCTTTCGAATGCCTTCGATTGTTCGAGCGTTTCGGACAGGTCGCCCATGATGTGCGAGCCGGTTGCCTTTGCGGCATAGCCGGCAATGGCGATATTCGCCGCGGTGCCTTGCAGCCTGCCCATTTTCGCGCGTGCAGCGGCGACAGCCTTCTCGCGCTGCGTGAGCTGTTCGAGCTTCGTCATTTGACCGCCGATCGCGCCGGTCGTCGCTGTGATGCTCGAGCGCAGCTCGCGCTCGTGTTGCGACAGGTTGCGCGTGCTGATACCGGCGACGCCGAGGCGCGTGCGCAGCTCGTCGACTTTTGCCGCCTGTTGGCCGTGTGCGGCCGTGAGCTGCACGACAGAGCGTTTCGATTTCTCAAAGTCGGCGATCATTTGCCGGCTCGGCGGGCCGAACGCGCGCAGGCCGGCGGCCAGCTCCTTAACGCGGGTCTGCGCGGTGCCCAGCTCGCGCGCGGTGCCGGCGAGGCCTGTGCGCATTTCGCGGAACGTGGCAACGTCCTTTTGCGCCTTCTGTAGCCGGCCGAGTTCTTCGCGAGACTCTTTCAGCGACTTCGTAAGGCCTTTGTTACCGTTCATGATGTTGCGCAGGGGTTTCGTTGCGCCGTCGATCATGTCGAAAAGCACGCGCAATTTGAGGTCGTTACCGTTTGCCATCGTGTTCTATTCCGTTCCGCTTCGCATGCGCGCCCGCTCGCGCCACTCAGCCAGTTCAACGAGGGTGAAGTCGCACATATCGCGCGGGGTCC